CGATAAAACCTACGAGTGGTACACGTCAGGGCCACGGCAACGGCTGCAACCGGGTGGCGCTATCGTTGTGGTGATGACAAGGTGGTCAAAAAAGGACTTGACGGGCCAAGTTTTAAAGGCCGCTGCCCAAAGATCGGGCGAAGAATGGGAAGTTATTGAATTTCCAGCTATTTTACCTTCGGGTAAACCCTTATGGCCTGAGTTTTGGTCGCTAAAAGAGCTTGAGGCGTTGCGTACAGAGCTTCCAAACGCCAAATGGCAGGCCCAGTACATGCAGCAGCCCACTTCGGATGTGTCTGCCATCATAAAAAGGGAGTGGTGGAGGATTTGGGATCATGATGACCCCCCATTTTGCGAATTTGTTATCCAATCTTGGGATACCGCCTTCCTAAAAACGGAGCGGGCCGACTATTCTGCGTGTACTACGTGGGGAGTTTTCTACCAAGCCGACGATACCGGCAAAGATCGGGCTAATATTATCTTGCTGAATGCGTTTAAAAAACGTATGGAGTTCCCAGAGCTAAAACAGCGGGCGTTTTTAGAGTTTAAAGAGTGGAACCCGGATACTTTGGTGGTTGAAGCTAAGGCGGCTGGGTCACCTCTCATATTTGAGCTTCGCGCAATGGGCATACCTGTGCAAGAATTCTCTCCTAGCAAGGGTAATGACAAGATTGCCCGTCTAAATGCAGTGTCTGATCTGTTTGCGTCTGGCCACGTCTGGGTGCCTAATACCAACTGGGCGGAGGAGCTAGTCGAGGAAGTTGCAAGTTTCCCATCTGGGGAGCACGATGACTTGGTAGACTCCATGAGCCAAGCGTTGATGCGCTACCGCCGTGGCGGCTTTATCAGATTGGGTACTGATGAAGAGGATGAACCTAAACAGTTTCGTAGAAAAGTACCATATTACTAAGGATAGATCATGGCTATTGATAAATCGCTGTACGCCGCTCCGCAAGGGCTAGACGCTCTGGCTGCTATGGACGCGGCCTCTCCCCCCATAGAGATTGAGATTGAAGACCCAGAGTCTGTAACTATTGGGGTAGGCGACATGGAGATCGGCATTGAGCCGGGAGAAGGGTCGGATGAAGATTTTGCGGCTAACCTTGCTGAATATATAGACGAGGGCGAGTTGCAGTCGTTGGCGGAAGAACTAACTAGTGATTTTGATGATGACATATCCAGCCGCAAGGACTGGATGCAGACTTATGTGGACGGCCTAGAACTTCTAGGCATGAAGATTGAAGAGCGCACAGAACCATGGGAAGGCGCATGCGGGGTGTACCACCCACTCTTGTCAGAAGCCTTGGTTAAGTTCCAAGCAGAAACCATGATGGCGACGTTCCCAGCCGCCGGGCCGGTCAAGACCCAGATCATTGGCAAGGAGACCCCGGATAAGAAAGCCGCTGCTACTCGTGTGGCAGATGACATGAACTACCAGTTGACGGACGTGATGAAGGAGTACCGGCCTGAGCATGAGCGCATGCTATGGGGCTTGGGTCTGGCTGGCAATGCGTTTAAGAAAGTGTACTTTGACCCACACCTAGACCGGCAAGTGTCTATATTTGTGCCAGCCGAAGACCTTGTGGTTCCATACGGCGCAAGTAATTTGGAAGCTGCTGAGCGTGTAACGCACGTGATGCGCAAGACTGAGAACGAGCTACGTCGCCTACAGATTGCGGGTTTCTACCGTGATATTGACCTTGGTGAGCCTAACAACGTGCTTGACGAGGTTGAGAAAAAGATTGCGGAGAAGATGGGCTTCCGGGCTACTACGGATAACCGCTTTAAACTGCTTGAGATGAACGTAGACCTCGACCTTAAGGGGTACGAGCATAAAGATAAGAAAGGACGCAAGACGGGCATTAAACTGCCCTACATCGTCACTATTGAGAAGGGGTCTAACAACATCTTAGCGGTTCGTCGCAATTGGGAGGAAGACGATGATACATACCAGAAACGTCAGCACTTTGTCCACTATGGATACGTTCCCGGGTTTGGCTTTTATTGCTTCGGGCTTATCCATTTGGTGGGGGCTTTTGCTAAGTCAGGCACTTCTCTTATTCGTCAGCTTGTCGATGCTGGTACTTTAAGCAACTTGCCCGGGGGCTTTAAAGCTCGTGGGTTACGTGTAAAGGGTGACGATACACCGATCTCCCCCGGGGAATGGCGGGATGTGGACGTGCCAAGTGGTAGCATTAAAGATAACTTGTTGCCGCTTCCGTACAAGGAGCCAAGTCAAGTACTAATGGCTTTGCTTGGTCAGATTGTGGATGAGGGGCGTAGGTTTGCTAACACGGCGGACTTGCAGATTAGCGACATGTCGGCTAACTCCCCCGTCGGTACAACACTGGCAATTTTGGAGCGCACACTTAAAGTGATGAGTGCGGTGCAGGCCCGTGTCCACTACTCCATGAAACAGGAGTTGGGGCTGCTTAAGAACATCATTGCGGCGTATACGCCTGAGGACTATGACTACGAGCCTACCGAAGGTAGTCGCATGGCTAAGCGTAGCGACTACGACAACGTGAATGTCATTCCGGTAAGCGATCCTAATGCCGCCACTATGGCGCAAAAGATTGTCCAGTACCAAGCAGTGATGCAATTGGCGCAGCAGTCTCCTCAGTTGTACAACATGCCCTTGCTCCATCGCCAGATGTTGGACGTGCTGGGCATCAAGGACGCAGCTAAGCTAGTGCCAATGGATGAGGATCAGCGGCCTACAGACCCGGTATCGGAGAACCAGAATGTGTTGGCGGGCAAGCCGGTCAAGGCGTTTCTTACCCAAGACCACCAGTCGCACATCATGGTGCACATGTCGGCTATGCAAGACCCCAAGATCTTGTCACTCTTGCAGGGTAACCCACAGGCTCCGCAGCTACAGGCAGCGATGATGTCGCACGTCAACGAGCACTTGGGCTTTGAGTATCGCAAGCAGATCGAGCAACAGCTTGGCATGTCGTTGCCGCCGCAGAAAGATATATCGGGCGAAGATATTAATATGGATCCCGAAGTTGAGGCACGTTTGGCCCCGATGCTGGCACAAGCCGCGCAAAGGCTACTGGCCCAAAATCAAAAGGAACAGGCACAAAAACAAGCCCAACAGCAAACGCAAGACCCGCTAGTCCAGATGCAGATGCAGGAGCTAAAGATTAAGCAGGCTGAGCAGCAACGCAAGGCGCAGAAAGATCAGGCGGACTTGGCGCTTAAGCAGCAGCAGATGAAACTCGACGCTATGAAGGCGCTTGGTCAACATACGTTGGACGAGCAACGTGTAAAGGTTGATGCACTACGCAGTGTGGCAGAGATGAAGAACAGCCGGTCACAGCACATGATGGACTTGGGGTTGGACGCGCTTAAACACATGTCAAACCAGCATAGCGCAGAGACTTCGCAAAACAGGAACCACCGGCACGCTGGGGATACACAGGAAAAAGACCTACTGCATAAAGGTTTACAGACCGCTATGGCGGGGATAAACCAGCCTAATAGACCGATGAAAGGTAACGAATGAACGCTTTTGAGGTTCTCATTAACCAAACTGAGGATAAATTAAACGACCTTAAAGAGTACCTGTCCGCCGGAAGGGCGGGTACCTTTGAGGAGTACAAGGGCATTTGTGGTGAGATTAAGGGTCTGCTCATCGCACGTGGATACGCATTAGACCTGAAACAAAAATTGGAGCTTGCTGATGACTGAAATACTATTAGGTACAAACCCTAATAAACCAAAGGTTGTAGGAACCTATAACTGGGAATCTTCAATGGAGGAGAAAGGTAAGCAATTACCGAGGCCATCCGGCTACCGAATCCTTTGCGCAATTCCTGAGATAGAGAAAGAGTATGAAGGTGATCTTGGACTTTTTAAGTCTGAAGAAACTATCCGTAACGAAGAGACCCTCACAACGGTCTTATTTGTTGTGGACATGGGGCCAGATTGCTATAAAGATCCGACACGCTTCCCAAGCGGCCCGTGGTGCAAACCGGGGGACTTTATCCTTATCCGCCCGCACGCAGGTTCCCGTTTGGTTATTCATGGCCGGGAGTTCCGTATTATTAACGACGATACTGTTGAAGGCGTTGTTGATGATCCTCGTGGTGTTAAACGTAAATAAAGGAGCACAAAATGCCTTTTGAAGACGAAGAATTTAAATTTCCTGACGAAACTCAGGGTAAACCCGCAGCAAAGGAGCGTCCAGAGATCGAAATTGAGATCGAAGATGACACTCCCGCAGCGGATCGTGGCCGTCAACCGTTGCCTAGACCCCTTGTTGAGGAGTTGGAGAAGGACGAACTTGACCAATACGACGATAACGTCAAGACCAAATTCAAGCAAATGCGCAAGGTTTGGCACGATGAACGTCGGGAAAAAGAAGCCGCTCAACGGGAGCAGCAAGAAACTCTGACGTTTGCTCAGCGGGTGTTACAGGAAAACCAGCGGATCAAGAATATCTTGACCAATGGCGAGAAAGAATATGTGACAACCGTACAACATGCCGCTGGCATGGAGCTTGAAATGGCTAAGCGGGCTTATAAAGAAGCCTATGACGCTGGGGATACCGATAAGATTGTTGACGCCCAGCAAGCCATGCAGCAGGCAAATATTCGGTTGATGCAAGCAAAAAATTTCCGTATGCCCTCTTTACAAGAGCCGGAAAATAATGTACAACCTACCCAACAGCAGCAACAACCTACTCCTCCCCGACCAGATAACCGGGCAAATGCGTGGCAAGAGCGCAACCAGTGGTACGGTCAGGATGAGGAAATGACGGCTTCTGCGCTAGGTTTACACGAAAAGCTAAAGCGCAATGGGGTTGTGGTTGGCTCTGATGATTATTACGATACCATTGACAAAACAATGCGTCGTAGGTTTCCAGAGAATTTTGAAGAGCAGCAAGAACAAAGGCAACAAAGTACCCGGACACGCCCGAGTACAGTGGTAGCCCCGGCAACGCGCAGTACGTCCCCCAACAAGGTCAAACTGAGGCAGAGCCAAATGGACTCGATTAAGAAACTAGGGATTACCCCTGAACTTTACGTTAAAGAATTCCTGAAATTGGAGGCACAAAATGGCTGAAAATAGACTTACTCGAGAACTAGAAACACGTGCGATACAGGAGCGTCCTAAGCAGTGGACACTACCTGACACGCTGCCGGAACCAGACAAAGAGGTCGGCTATGCGTATCGTTGGATTCGTGTCTCAACTTTAGGTCAGGCAGACCCCCGTAACCTATCGGCCAAATTCCGTGAAGGTTGGGAACCTGTTTCTGTTGAGGAACAACCCAGATTTAGACTGTTAGCTGATCCCACGTCCCGTTATAAGGACAATATTGAGATTGGCGGGCTATTGCTTTGCAAGACACCAGTTGATTTTATTAAGCAGCGCGGGGATTACTTCGCTAAGCAGACACAAGCTCAAACGGATGCTGTAGACAATAGTTTCATGCGCCAAAGTGATGCGCGGATGCCGCTCTTCCAAGAGCGTAAATCCTCAAGTAGCTTTGGCAAAGGTACTTAAATTTAAATAGGAGTCTTAAATGGCTTACCCCGTCGTCTCGGCCCCCTACGGCCTAAAGCCGATCAATCTGATCGGGGGTCAGGTATTTGCTGGTTCTACCCGCAATTTATCTATCCAGTATGGTTATGCCTCGAACATCTTTTATGGTGACTTGGTAAATATCGTTCGTGGTTCTATTGTGAAGAACACCGATACTACTGACTCTACCGGAAACGGTCTGGTTGGTGTGTTCTTGGGTTGTTCTTACACAAACCCCACAACTAAGCAAAAACAATTTGCACAATACTGGCCTGCTAGTACTGCTGCTGGTGATTGCCAAGCTATTGTTTGTGATGATCCTGACACAGTATTTAAAGTGGTTATGTGTTCTGCAACCACAGTTATTGCCTCTGCTTCTACTGCCATGATTGGTCAAAACTTCGGTTTGATCCAAAACGCTGGTAATGTGAACACAGGTAACTCTGCTGTTGCTGCTCTGTATGCGGCTTCTACCACTGGTGCTGACTTGGCTTTGCGTGTAGTTGGCTTGGTTGAAGAAACTGCCATTCAAACTAGCGCAACTGGTTCGTCTTCTTCGACTACCATCACATTGACTGGTTCTGGCTTGCCCAGCGCGTTGGTTGTTGGTACAGAAGTTGGCTACATTGCTGCTAACGGTCAGTACGTTCAAACTGGTTCGTTTGTATCTGTGGCTGCTGCCGCTGCTGCAACGACAGTGACTATCAATTCTGCAATTGCAGTCCCCGGCAGTGTGACCGCTATCCCTAGCGCGTCTACTATTATTTTCACCCAGTATCCAGAAATGAAAGTCAAATTAAACTTTGGCACTCATTCCTACTACACTGCCACTGCGGTCTAAGGAGCTAAATCATGGCTATTTCACGCGCACAACTGCTAAAAGAACTTCTTCCCGGCCTGAACGCTTTGTTTGGTTTGGAGTACGCTAAGTATGGTGAGGAACATAAAGAGATTTATGAAACCGAAACCTCTGAGCGTTCTTTTGAAGAAGAGACGAAACTGTCTGGTTTCTCTGCTGCCCCCGTTAAAAACGAGGGTTCTGCCATTGCTTATGACAATGCGCAGGAAGCATGGACTGCCCGATACAACCACGAAACCATCGCTTTGGGCTTCTCCCTGACGGAAGAGGCAATCGAAGACAACTTGTATGACTCGTTGTCCGCTCGGTACACCAAAGCTCTGGCTCGTGCTATGGCTTACACCAAGCAGGTTAAAGCTGCCGCTGTTTTGAATAACGGTTTCAGCAATGCTTATGCTGGTGGTGACGGTGTTGCTTTGTTTAGCGCATCGCATCCGCTGGTTTCTGGTGGCACCAACAGCAACATTCCTTCTACCGCTGCCGACCTGAATGAGACTTCTCTTGAGAACGCCGTTATTCAGATTAGCTTGTGGACAGATGAGCGTGGTCTGCTGATCGCTGCTAAGCCTAAGAAGTTGGTTGTTCCGCCCGCGTTGCAGTTCACGGCAACTCGTTTGCTGGAGACTGAACTGCGCGTGTCTACTGCTGACAACGACATCAACGCATTGAAGAACAATGGTTCCATCCCCGATGGCTACACCATTAACCACTTCTTGACCGATACAAACGCTTGGTATTTGACCACTGACGTTCCTAACGGCATGAAGCACTTTGTGCGTACCCCGTTGGCGCAGTCGATGGATGGTGACTTTGATACTGGTAACGTTCGTTACAAGTCCCGTGAGCGTTACAGCTTCGGCTGGTCTGATCCTCTGGGCATGTACGGCTCTGCCGGTGCTTAATTGATTGGGGGGCTTGTGCCCCCCTTTCTTTTAGTGTATATTGCTTTCAATCCGGGGTTATCCGGTGTTCTGACAGTCCCGGCTGACGACATGCAGACAGAACACCCCCACTTGCATGTAAGGAAATTGCCATGGCAAATACCACTTTTAACGGCCCAGTTCGTTCGCAAAACGGTTTTCAAACTGTTTCAATTGACGCAACTACTGGTGCAGTCACTACCACGGCGACTCTTGGTGTTACTACCAGCGTTACCAATCTGACGACTTCAAATTTGGTTTTTACTGACCAGAATCATCCAAGCACCGCTGCAATTAACGCAACGGCTACGGCCACCGCAGCACAGGTTGCAACTGGCTATATTACTTCTACGTCCGCTGCTCCAGTCACTATTACGTTGCCTACTGGTACTTTGCTTGGTGCAGCCCTTGGCGCTGCTGCTGGTACTGTGCTTGATTTGTATGTTGATAACACCGCTGGTGCATCAACTGTGACTATTGCTGTAGCTACAAACGGTATTAAATCCGATGCAGCTAATACCACTGCGGCGAGTTTTGGCCAGCTAACAGTGGCTTCTGGTGCAACTGGTTTGGCCCGGTTTACGCTAATGTTCTCTAGCGCAACAGCTTACGCTTTTACCCGTACAGCCTAATTGATCTTGGGGGTTTCGGCCCCCGTTTAAAAGGAGATTGATTATGATGCAAACAGACGTAAAGGCGGCGCATTTAACTGCCGCTGGTTCTTTTATGGCAGGACGCACACGCCTCAAAGGTATTGTAATCAGCCCTAAAGTAAGTACCGCAGCAACGATTGAGATTCGTGACGGTGCTTCCGGTGCTGCCGTTTTGTTTACGATGGATATCGCCAGCGTTACCGTCCCGGTAAACTTCAACATCACGATACCCGGTGAAGGTATTTTGGCGACTACAGGACTGTACCTGACAACTAGCGTAGGCTCGGTTGTAGGTATTGAAGTGTTTTATGGCTAGTCCCGCATGGACACGCAAAGAGGGGAAGTCCGAAAAGGGCGGCTTGAACGCCAAGGGTCGAGCCTCTTACAACGCAGCAAATCCGGGGAAGCCGGGTCTGAAAGCTCCACAACCCGAGGGCGGCAGCAGGCGCGACTCTTTTTGCGCGAGGATGAGTGGGCACAAGAAGAAAAACACAAGTCCAGAAGTGGCCAAAGACCCAAATTCTCGTATAAATAAAGCGTTGAGAGCATGGGCATGTTGAATGTAAAACGCGATTGGGGCAGAATCCCCAAGACAACAGATGAGCAAGGACGTTATCGTTGCAGTAAATGCCGCGAGTGGAAAGAGCCGTCTGCGTTTAGCAAGAATAAAAACCAAACAACGGGTTTTAATTACGCATGCAAATCCTGCATGATTACCCATACGCGCAAATACAATTTACCTGCAAAATACGGCATCACCTCAGCGCAGTTTGCAGAAAAACTTTTAGCACAAGGTGGAAAATGTGCTTGTTGCAGTATTCAGTTTCAATTTGATGGAGTGCGCCGTAACAATCGCCCTTGTGTAGACCACAACCACACTACTGGTGAGGTGCGCGATTTGCTTTGTAGTAAATGTAATTTGGCAGCAGGTAATATTGCAGATAGCTCTACAAAAGCGGAACAACTTGCGACGTACTTAAAAAAATGGAATTGCTGATATGACTGATGAAGCCATAAAAACTGCCCGTGAATTAGCTACGCATGCGTCTGACATCAAACACTTGCAAGATGACATGGACAAGATGTTGGAGAACATGAAGGCTATGCAAGCAACGCTGACAGCCATCGACAAAACGTTGTCTGAAGCCCGTGGTGGCTGGAAGGTTTTGATGTTGGTTGGTGGAGCTAGTAGCGTTGTAGGCGCGGGTTTGGTTCAGCTTGTTAATTGGTACGCAGGGGGGAGGTGATGCCAAGCACGAGTAAGAAGCAACACAATTTTATGGCCGCGATTGCAAATTCTCCATCGTTTGCCAAAAAAGTAGGTGTCCCACAGTCCGTGGGCAAGGATTTTACAACTGCGGACAAGGGCCGCAAATTTTCAAAAGGTGGTGATACTATGGCTTCAAAAATGAACGCTGGCTTTATGGCAATGATAGCCAAGAAAAAAGGCACTCCCGCCAAGAAAATGGCTGACGGCGGCAGTAGTGACGGACGAGGCATTGTTAAAACACCCGGCGATAAAAAACTAGATTCTCCGGGAAGTTACGCAACAAAAATACTGCCAAGTTCTATGAATCCACTTACAAAAGATAATCAGGGGTCTCCGTATGGAGGTTTAGGGAAGAAGAGCGGCGGCATGACTAAGATGGCTGGCGGCGGTATGACCGCATCGGCTATGGGCAAAGTTAAGACAGCGGCCCCTAGTAAAGACGGTGTTGCCGAAAAAGGCAAGACCAAGGGTGCGCAGATCAAAATGGCTGGTTCTGGTGTCCCTAATGGCATTGGTTCCCGTGTGATGAAAAAAGGCGGAATGGCTAAGTGCTAAGGAGCTAATCATGGCTAAAAAAGAAGCTGGTGCTGGGCGTGGGTTTGTGAACCCGCAACGCACAGACGAATCCGATGAAGAGTATGTAACGCCCGCGCAGCGGTATGGGATGGAGCAGCAAAGTAAAACTGCCAAAGACCAAGCCGCTACTACCAAGGCTTACGACAAAGCGGCGGGCATGAAACAAGGCGGTTCAGCTTCTTCACGTGCTGATGGCTGCTGCACCAAGGGTAAAACCAAAGGTAGGTTCGTATGAAAAAAGTACGCAGGTTTAATGGCGAAGACGATTCATACGTAGAAGGCACAGCAAGCCGAAAGGCCGATATGGATAGGGCTTTAGCCGAAGCTAATAAGCCAGAGGCAATTGGAACATCAAGTCCTAAATACAAAGATATGGCTGATTTTATGGCTTCCCGACAGGTAGCACCAGTGCAAGAAACATATGCAGACCTACCAATAGAGCCAGCAAATTCGTCGGCAGCAACACCAAAACCCCAGAACTTTAAGTCTGCTTTTGCAGAGGCACGTTCTGCTGGCAGCAAAACGTTTGAGTTTAATGGTAAAAAATACACTACTGATTTAGCAAAACCCACTGCTCCTGCCGCAGCAACAACCGCAATGCCTAGCAATGCAAATGTTGCGTTAGCTACTCCCATGTCTAAAGACCCGTCGCAACGGACAAAACTAAAATACCAGTCATTGCAGGATCGGGCTGAAGAGTACGCCATGAAGAACAAAGCGGCTGGCATGGGTATGTATGGAACTAAAAAATCAGAGCCTACAACAGGTAATCCCAAACGCAGTAAGAATATTACTGATATGTTGGGTCTAAGTAGCAATTATGCGTCTGGTGGCAAAGTCCGTTCAGCATCGTCTCGCGCAGATGGCATTGCTATTCGCGGAAAAACAAGGGCTTAATCATGATGCCAAGCCGGGGAATGGGAGCGATTCGCGCCAGCAAAATGCCCGGTGGGGAGAAGAAATCTCGCCGGGATAATACTGACTTTACGCAGTACAAAGAAGGCGGAAAAGTTAATGCCGCAGGTAACTACACAAAGCCTAGCCTTCGTAAGAAGATTTTGGCGCAAGTAAAAGCCGCAGCAACACAAGGTACTAGCGCGGGTCAATGGTCTGCACGTAAAGCACAGCTTGTTGCTAAGAAATACAAGGCATCGGGCGGGGGCTACCGAGATTGAAAGCACCGCAGCAATCGCTTAAAGACTGGGGAGACCAGAAATGGCGCACCAAGTCTGGCAAACCGTCGAGTAAGACGGGGGAGCGGTACTTGCCTGACGCTGCGATTAAAAGCCTTAGCCCTGCTGAGTACGCTGCGACAACCAAAGCTAAACGGGCAGGAAAAGCTGCTGGAAAACAATTTGTAGCCCAACCTAAAACGATTGCAAAGAAAACAGCAGGGTATAGATAATGGCTAAGACTACCGGCACCTCAGCCTTTAACCTCGACATGAACGACCTCATTGAAGAGGCGTTTGAACGTTGTGGTCAAGAACTTCGCACGGGGTACAACTTCCGTACTGCGCGGCGTTCGTTGAACTTGCTGACAATTGAGTGGGCTAACCGTGGTCTGAACTTCTGGACTGTTGAACAGGGCCAGATTCCAATGGTGACGGGTCAGGCTATCTACCCCATGCCTGTGGACACAATCAACCTCCTAGACACCGTTATTCGCCAAAGCAACGGCACGTCCAACCAGATCGACATCAACATCAGCGGTATCTCCGAGTCTACGTACATGAGCCTGC